CTTTCTTTTTATTTCCTTTTTATTTATTTAGGGTATCGTTTTTCTTACTTTCCTGTGAATGCGGCGACTGCTATCCTGGATGTTACTGAAGCAACTGATCCAAGAGTAGTAGTCCAATTAGGATGGTTGTCATCGAGATACTTGAGGACTCTCGAGACATATCCTTCATCGTGAAGAGTGACTGGGGTGACTTGCACCAATCCACTCTGAGCCTTAGGCTTCCACTCAATGTTTTGACGGAAGCTGAATGTCCAGTTAGAAATTGCTGAAACATCTCTGAAGACGAATCCACAAAATCTAGGACCAAACATATCGGCTCGTTCACTGACGGCTGCTGGGGAGGCTGTCGTGATTGGTCCATTCTCAGTGTCTCTGAAGTATTCAGAACCACTGTTTGGACGCCAAACAACTTCCATTGTGTCAACACCTGCTCGTTCATGCTTAGCACAGTATTGCAACAATTCAGTAACCGTTATCGGGTTGCCACTTCCAGCATCAAGAATCGTCTCGGCTGGAATGTTCTCGATATATCCTACTTCGCCCGCTGCATCTTGCATAGCCCCATAATATGTGGCCCTTATACAAGCTGAGATTGTTCTGCATCCTGATACAATTGCAGAAGAATCTGCCCACTGTCCGGCTCCAACCACAAGTCCTTTCCCAGCGGGATCAGAAGATCCGTTGAGAGGAGAACCAAATGGGTCGGCTGACGTGTTGAGGGGCGCGACATCAGGATCGGTCGTAGTAAACAGAACGGCGTTAATGTGGGAGTCTCCATCAGAGGTGAAGGAGGGGTCCCACAAAATGTATCCGCTCGTTCCGATGTTTCCACTCCCAATGTCGACTCGAGTCTGGAATCCCTGTATGATTCCTTCTTCAGAGGCGTACAATGAGTGATCGATGTCGGCGAAGCATGGGTTCGAGATGATTTCGGCATCACGCTGCATTCGGGACACTCGCTTCCGCTGCGAGCGCCTCCTATTTTTCTTACGGAGGGAGTTTGCATCTCTATTCTTTCTTGGCATTGGCTGTTGGGTGGGAATTATTAACTTTTCTAACAATTCTATTACACTTAGGTCTTTACGTCCCGCGGAGTACGTATTAATTCCAAAATGAACCAACGAAGCAACCATAATACCATACCTCTGAGTCAAATACTCTAACATCAAATGACCAAAGATATTGAAGAAACCTCCGTAAAAGAAACTCTCCGCTGTACCAGCCAGAAGTGAAAACCAAACTGGGAAAATAATGCGTAAGAGTTCCTCCATCAAAACGAATAATGAAATTTTGAGACTGCGGTCTTCTCCAGGAGTTTCAGTGACCACCAATAGATCTGAATAATTGGCTGGTCCCCAATCTGTAGTGATTACTCGACTGGAAGCCTCACAAGATAGCACAATTGGAAATGAATTAGAGCTCAGTTCTTCTCCTAGCTCAACCAACATCTCCCTAGACAATTGGTATTTCTCCATCAACCAAATTTCAGTTCTATAATCAGCCTGAACTTCGGTATCTGTATACTCATTGTACATCCCTCTGTATTGTTCAACACTCTCAAACCTTTCGGTATAGAGCTGCGACTCATACAACTTTTGGAAGTACGGAAGGAATCCAAAATTATGGATCAATCCTTTCAAAATGCCTACATACTGATCTCGCATTTCTTCCAATTTCATATGAGTGTTCTTGCACCAGAAAGTTTTAGCTAACATCTTTCCTGGTTTAGGAGTCAAAACATGAGTTTCGATACCATCAACAACACAAGGAATAAAGTAGGATGAACAAAACTCCACATCAAATATATCTGATGCTGCCAGTTTCGTTATGAAACCTAAATTGTCCATACCTTCTCTAATCTCTGAGTACACATTGTCGTGCACATCTTCTTTCAAAAAGAGAACTGCATCATCACCTTTGACTAGGATCGCGTTAATCTTGTCACGGGTGAGGTGCAGAAACAAACTCAATGTCAGCACAGTGTTACCTAACAAGGTTTCAGAACGTCCGCTCATTCTCAAGCCATGACAGACGTAACTAAACCCTTTCCTAGTGGTCACACTTATGTGCTTAGTGTCAAGAAGCATCAGATCACAAACATGGTTTGGTACCCCACACAGTCTGAAGAAATCAACTATCAAAGTTAATGCCTCTGACCTTTGGGTCGAATCATATTGAGAAAAGTCACTCGTAGCTAGTTGACTATTCTCATAATATTCATCATAAAACCTGCCAATTTCCACCGAATCCGCGTGTATTGGGAAGCAAATCCACTCAGGCAACAAGTGTGGAAGAGCCTCACCAATTGGAATCAACCAACGACCAACGGAATAGTTGAATATCACATTGGAAGCATGGATTGGTCTCGGTGGTTTGATCTCGCAGTAAAATTCTCGCTTCATGAACAAAGAGGAGGCATTCCAATCTTCATCAGTGAACACCTTCTCATCGAGTTCTTCCTTCTCTTCACGTAGTCTCTTTTCCTTTGCAGCGGGAAATCTGGTGACCCATTCTTCCCATGACAATGGCGTGATATCCATCAACTTGGCAGCCTCAACCAGCTCGGGAGGCAGCTCCACATCGAATAAGACATCTTCCTTTGTCTCTGCTAAGATCTTATGCTGTATGCACGCATGATAATTATGAGCACAACGCCTGGGCATATACGGTACATGATCCGGGTGGAATACCATTGGATATGCACAAATGCCAGGTTTGCATTCTTCCTCATCAACATTGGGATGCTTGTACTTGATAACCTTCCTTTTAGACAGGTTTCTAAGTTTGCAATCCTTCGCACAATAATCGAGCAATCTGTACCTAAGTTTATTTCCAATGTTGACTAAACTAAGGGGACGTAAGTAGTTCCGCATTCCATAATATTTGCGGAAATACCACATCAACACTCCGAACATTAGGACATCAAATACCAGACCTGAGACCAAGTCGTATGTTACGACTGATTCGATCACATTGTAAATGATTCCGAGATCCTCGAGTGTAGACCCTAAAGACAACATCAGCAACTTAAGACAGGTGGCAATGGCAAGAATTATGAAGTATCTGTACCTCCAGGAAGGCATTTCAAACTTCAACCTCTTGTTATGCAACTCGGCACGATAGGCTGTTTCTTCCGTGGCCTCCGCCAACACAACCTTACGATTCATGAAGTATTCATCGGCCATCTCTGCCAATGTCTCCAAGTCGAGTCCTTTACTCAGGCCCTTACGTTCTACACGGGCCAAGAAAGCTTGTCTCGATTTTGCATCGATCTTTGAGTGAATTCTGATACAACTCTTAATCACATCCAGATAAGGAACCTCGTCGAACTCAGGTTCAACTGGTACCTCCTTCTTCTCTTCTGGAAACTTCTTGAATTGGACGTGGGAGTCAGATGCCACAAATCGGTAGATGTACACATCTTCAAACCTGCGGTCAATCTCCCAGACCAGAGTGCCACGATCAGATGTATAGCACTCCTGGTCCAACCAACTCATATCGCTGTGAATGTAATGTTGACCATTCCCTTTAGCTGACACCTTGACTTTGCCAGACCTGGAAATGTATTCCATCTCTCCATGCATCATCACGCCAGAACCTTTGTAACGATGCAGGACTGCATAATGGACCGGAATCATCTGCTCCAACAACTTGCGCAGAATGTCCTCCGGGTCAACATAATAGAGTGAATGCACTGACATCGAGGCCGTGAACACATCACAATCACATTCTTCCCACATATGGCGACAATACTTGTCACCCTTGAGAGAGAAAGCTCTCATGAGGTCCTTTGCTTCGAACATAGGAACACAACAATGGATGTACTTCCTCTTTCCATTGTTGTAATGTCTGTTGACACTTCCTCCGACATCACATATAATTCCTCCTTCCATATCATGATCCTTGATCTCTTTCTGGATCCGGGCAATGCAATGCGCTTCAGCAATGCTTCGAAAAGCTGCGCAGAGCGGGTGTTCATTATAGCTAGAATGCTTATGAACATCTTCCAACGTACATGGGTGGTACTTGCTCAACACACTGACGGTCTTTTCGTTATGCCACATGGAGTGTGGAATGTAATAAGTGACATCTTCATGCATACTCATATCATTATTCAACTCAGGAAAGTGAACTTGTGAAATAGCAGGAAACTTTTTCTTGTTCTCTTTCTTTCGTTTTGGCGACTTACTTTGTAAGTCTTTCGGGCTGTTATCTTTCTCAACAGCCCTGGGTTCCGGTTGCCAACCTTCACGCCTTTGTTTTGGATTTTTAGGATTCCTTGTCCTCTTCCTGACCCGCTTCTTCTTGGATCTGGGTTTAGGGGCTCTATCCCCATGGAGCATTGGCAAGTACTCCTTCGCTTCAGACTCTAACTGATTGTCTGCTTCACTTAGACCGAGCTTGTGCTCAAGGCCTCTTCCATCTGCATACTGTTGCATGATGGGTTTGCTGGCGGTTTCTTA